CTTCAAAGGATTTCTTAACGTGGTTGAAGATGCGCGAATTGAACGCCGCATTAAAGACCGCTATCCAGGTCTCAAGCGATCCTTCTCGAAAGGTTATGCCGAGTTTGCGGCGCGTGATTTTTTCAAAGTGAAGAATCAAGACGTAAGCCGCATGTTACTGATTGACCGTATCAATCTTTATTACAAGATTGGTCCTTTCTTCAATGTTAAATTCAACGAACAGGAAAACACATTCATTCGTAAAATTGATACTGTTGATTCCTTTGATGGTGTAATTGCAATTTGCAAAGAATTGTATGATTATTGCAAAGAAGAATTAGAAGAAAAACGTCAAGAAGCCTTAGAGCAATTGAAACAAGACCTTGCCGCTGGCAATGATGAAGATTTTGATGAGTTTGAAGATTATGATTCTGACGGTTTTAGTGATGATGATGTAGAGTATCAAAATCCAAAAGACTTTAAACCTTCCGATGAAGAAGGCGAAGAAGACAATGATGAATTTGGTTACAGTAACGAATCAGGCGGCAGTCTGCCTCAAGAGTTAGAACAGTATGACAATGAAGTGAAGTCCGCTACCGATGAAGCCTTGCAAAACTCTCTTCAACAAATGACTGAGAAAAAGCAAATTGCTACTGGCAAGATGCCTTCTACTAGCGAATGGAAGTATGATGATGTAATTGTTGATTACAAAAAATTCCTTGGCAAAATTTTTGATGAGTCTCTAGAAAAATTCGAAGACTACAAGCCAAACATGCTAATGGAATTCGAAGCCAAGAATAAGAATGCTATTCTGTACTTGGTTAAAGAATTTGAATTGCGTAAGAAAGCCGCTGAGTTGCGCCGTGTGGTTGTCTCTGATACTGGTGTGCTTGATACAAACAAATTGCACACTTACAAATACAATGACGATATTTTTCGCAAAGTTGGTTCAGTAGCCGCTGGCAAGAACCACGGTGTTGTGATGTTCATTGACTGGTCTGGTTCCATGACTGACAACATGAAAGGTACCATTGAACAGTTGATTACATTGACCACGTTCTGCCGCAAAGTGAATGTGCCGTTCGATGTATACGCATTTACTACTGAATGGAATTGTGAAGCGTTTAGTGCCGTTGATCCCAAGGCTGGCCAACTTGACTTTAGTGGAAAGTTTAATCTACTGAACCTGTTCTCAAGCCGTATGCGTAACCAAGAGTATCGCCGCATGGGTAATGACTTGTTGAACTATGGTGAGACTATCGGTAATTATTACAAGCGTAGTTTCATTTCAGAAAACATGGGTCTTGGTGGTACTCCGTTGAACAGCACCATTGCAATTGCAAGTGGCATTGTGAATCGTTTTCGCAAAGCATACAAGGCTGAAGTAGTTGATGTAATCTTTTTGACTGATGGCGAAGATAGTGCTAGTCTCTACACCAAGTCACCTGAATTTTATGGCTCAATGCGAATTGGTCCTGCACAATACAATTCAATTTCTTATATTGAAGACACGGACACTCACAAGCGTTATCGCGTTGAGAATGCTGGTGTTACACCAACTTTGCTAGAAATTTTGAAAGACAAGACTGGTTGTGGTTTGATTGGATTTTATATCATGCCACGCGGCCGCAGAAACTTTGACAATGTGTTAACACGATTGAATGTATTTTCAGTTGATGGTTTTGCAAAATTCAAAAGTGAAAAGTTTTTCGCGATTGATAGTTATGGCTATGATCAGTATTTCCTGATTCCTGGCGGTGCCGCTTTGTCTACCGA